CAGGATTATATAGAATTTATATTGCAAAGCAGGATGTTACAGGAATAGATAAGCCAGTATACTCAGATCAAAATAATGGCATGGTATTTGATATACAGATTACAGAACAGATAGACCAATCACCGACACCTACTCAAAGTGCTAATACATTTTTGCAAGTAGCATCAACAAATGACGGTGACCCTGCAAATGTTTTTACAACTAGTGCATTCTCAGGCAATCAAGATAGAAACTTTCCAAATGCATTACATAGTTTAGCAATATACCCAGATGCTTATACAGGCAGTTTAGATGTACAGGCTAGTTTAGTAGAAAGTGTACCAAGTACAAATAATCTAAGCACTGATTGGGTCACTTTAGAAAGTAATATTGCGGTAACTAGTAGTAGTACCATTGTTTCTCGTAACTATACAATTAATGCAAACTGGATTAGAGTTTTATATACTCCTACTTCCGGTAATATAAGCCAAGTACAAGTCAGAAACTAGTTGACTTCCCACACTATATCCTGTATAATAATACTATGGATATAGACTTTTTAGTTGAGAGTGTACACCGCCTCCTTTTAGATAATTTGCCTGTAAAGACAAGCAAAACTCCTAGTGGCTGGCACACAATGAACTGCCCTATGTGTTCTGATAAAAGAAGACGAGGTGGCTTGATAAGTACTGGTGCAAAAATATCCTTTAACTGTTTTAATTGTGGCTTTACAACTGGTTGGGAACCTAACCCTACCTTAGGTAAAAAGTTTAAAGACTTAGCAACTAGATTGGGTGCAACTGAAGAAGATGTACATAAAGTCACAATTGAATTATTGAAATATACAGAAGATTTAGAAGTAGAAAGCACGTCAGACTATGTATACACAATAGCAAAATTTAATACAATAGAATTACCTAAAAAAGTATCTACAGTAGAAGATTTAAAAGCAGATCATCCTGTAAAACTTTATGCAGAACAAAGAGGACTACTTGGTCTATATCCATTGCTATATTTTAATGAAAATTTATATAAGCAACGACTAGTAGTCCCTTTTACTTACAATGGAGAACTAGTGGGTTGGACAGCAAGACATATTGCTCCCCCTGATAAGACAACACCTAAGTATCTACACAATATGCAACCAGGCTATGTTTTTAATGTAGATAAATTTGCTGATACAGAAAGAGAAATTGTTATAGTGACAGAAGGAGTTTTTGATGCTATAATGATTGATGGTATTGCTATACAAGGTAATAGTGTTGGTCCTGAACAGGCACATTTAATAGAAAAATTAGGCAAAAGAATAATAGTATGCCCTGACAGAGACCAAGCAGGTGTAGACTTAATGTTGCAGGCCGCTGAACTAGGGTGGGAGGTAAGTTTCCCGCCTTGGCATGTGGATTGTAAAGATGCCGCAGATGCTGTGAACATGTATGGTAGACTAGCAACAGTAGGCAGTATTATAAAACATGCAACAAATAATAAACTTAAAATAGAAGTTAAGGCTAAAATGATATGATAAAAAGAATAAAAGATTGGGCGGATATTTGTAAAGTACATTGGAAGGAGATTATATCCTTAGCAATAGCATTGCATTGGCTAATGGATTTATTAATAATTGTTCCTATATCATTAGCAATAGGATACTTTTTTGGTGTACATATAGGACATACTCATTAATGAAAATAGTTGCAAACGGATGTAGTTTTACTTATGGGCATAAGGATTCAGTTTATAACCAGGCGCCTAGTTGGGTGTGGCCCAGTCGTTTAAATGATATGAAAGATATAACAAAGGTTGTTAATCTAGCAGTTGAAGGCGGTTCTATGGATAGGGCAGTTAGAACAAGTATAGAATACTTTGAAAAAAACAAAGGAATAGATCTAGAAGATACAGTACTAGTAGTACAACATCCTACACCTAATAGAGGAGAATGGTTTAATGTAGCAAATAAAATGTGGGTAGGTTATGTAACAACGATAGAAGACGTCTTATACGATATAGGTGTAACTAAACATACTAAAGAAGACTTAGATAAAATTGAAACAGATACAGAAACAGAAAGAAAAGTATTTAACCAGTACAAATCTTTTGTAGAATCAGACATTACAGAAGTAATTAAATATTTTAAGAATATTATATTATTGCAAACATATTGTAAACAAAAAGGAATAAAACTTTTACAAGTAGGATTATCAGCAAGATGCTTACCAAGATTTCACTTTAAAGAGACTAGACAATCTATTTCAAATAATATTTTTTGTAAAGAATTATATAAAATGATAGACGAATCTATAATATGTGATAAATTTTTAACACAAATAGCAAAAGGTAATGAAGAAAGTCCAACTGACGGTCATCCAAACGAAGCAGGGCATGACTTAATTTTTAGATATATATACAATGAGATAAAGAAAAGATGGCAGATATAAAACAATATAACGAAGAAACACAAGAATTATTTTTAAGATTCTTATTGAGCGATCCTGACTTATTTGCAAGATGTCAAAACATTGTAAATCCTGCTTTCTTTAACATGAAGTATAGAAAGGCAGTAGAATTATTTGTAAGTCATAGTACAGATTTTAATGCTATCCCAACACCAGAACAGGTTAGTGCGGTAGCAGGAATACAATTAGACCCTATCCCTGATGTAACCTCTGATCATCATGAATGGTTTATGAATGAATTTGAAACATTTTGTAGGCACAAGGCATTAGAAAAAGCAATTATTGAGAGTACAGACTTACTAGAGAATCAAGACTATGGTACTGTGGAAAATAAAATTAAAGAAGCAAGCCAAGTCGGTCTAGTTAAAGACTTAGGTATAGAATACTTTGAAGATCCTAAAGCAAGGCTACAATGGATTAAAGATCAAGCAGGAGCAATTAGTACAGGTTGGAAAGGTATAGATCATAAACTATATGGCGGAATGAACCGAGGCGAGATGACAATCTTTGCTGGTGGTTCCGGTGCAGGTAAGAGTTTATTCCTACAGAACTTTGCAGTCAACTGGGCTTTAGCAGGTATGAATGCAGTATATATTAGTTTGGAGCTCAGTGAGCAACTTATCAGTATGAGATTAGATAGTATGGTATCTGGTTATGGCACTAAAGAAGTTATGCGTAATATGGATGATGTTGATCTTAAAGTTCGTATGAAGGCTAAAGGAGCCGGTAAATTAAGGGTAAAGCAAATGCCCAATGGTGTAAACGCAAATGATATAAGAGTATTCTTAAGAGAGTATGAAATATCTTGTGGTGAAAAAGTAGATTGTTTATTAGTTGATTACTTAGACTTAATGATGCCTATTAGTGCAAAAGTAAGTGGCAGTGATCTGTTTATTAAAGACAAATATGTATCTGAAGAGTTGCGTAATTTAGCCGTAGAGAAAGACTTATTATTTGTAACAGCATCGCAGTTGAATAGAGGTGCTGTAGAAGAAATAGAGTTTGATCATCATCATATTGCAGGTGGTATTAGTAAAATACAAACAGCAGATAATGTTGTGGGTATATTTACAAGTAATGCTATGCGAGAAAAAGGTAGATATCAAATACAGTTTATGAAAACACGTTCTAGTAGTGGTGTTGGCACAAAAGTAGATTTGAGATTTGACCCGGATACACTAAGAATTGAAGATTTACAAGAGGGCGATGAAGATTCCGACACAGTTACAGCAACCAGTTTAGTTGATCAACTAAAACGTGGTAATTCTATAAAAGCAGAAGATCCTGAACAAAAAGATACTATAGGACAAGCCATGAACATGCGTGAGTTCCTCAAAAAGAATGACTTATAATGATAAATAGCATTATACATATTTTTTGGAGACATAATGCCTAAGGCTAAAAGTATATTAGAAGAATTAAATCAAATATCAGTTGATAGAGATAGGAATCATGTGACATCTAACAGAGGTGAACATATAATTACTAGTGCAATAAATTTGTTAGAACAAATTGATATAAATTATGATGAAAAAACTGCTAAAGATTTAACTAATAGACTTATTAATAGTATAAGAGGCAGAGATGTAAAGAAATTCTCCAGAGGTATCAAGAAAGTGATAAAAGAATCTCAGAGAGAAGACAATGCTGATTAAAGAAGTTATAGAAAATACAAATACTTTTCATTTATTAGAATCAGATCTAATCAAAAATGGAGATAAAGTAAAATATAAAGGTACAGAATTTACATGGAATGAGGTAGATCAACAATTCAAGAACCCTAAATACCCCAATGGTGTACCACAAGGTGAGATGTTAGAATACATGATTTTAAGACAAGCAGGTGTCGTAAGACGAGACGGCGAACTAAGTCCTACCATGATGAAACGTTTTTCTAACGATGTCAAGGCATCTCTAAAAGGCATGTTTAACAAACCTGGAGACGAGCCCAACAAAGAACCAGGTGCTGTTTCTAATGCATTTTCAGATATGAAAGGACAGAATTTTTCTCGAGCCATTGGAACTGGAATAGGTTCTCTTGTAGGTTCAGGTATAGATAGATTATTAAAGGGCAAAAAACAAACAGTTGGTAAAAAATTCCACTTTATATCTGGAAAAGGTAAACCAGTTAATGGCACATTAATAAAAGCATTTTATCCTAAGGACAAACCTACTGCTGTACAACTTGATATAGAAGGCGGTAGCCAATTAACAATAGGGTCTGATAAACTTATACCAGGTTGGTATGATCCTAATAAGAAAGCCAATAAATCTAAACAACCAGATAATTCTAAACAACCAGATAATTTTAATAATTCTCAAGATAATTTAGATCCTAATATAGACTACGATACACCACCGAATCAAAGGTAATGAAATTCTTAGATATTTCAAGTAGTTTCGTAAAAGAAATTATATTAGAAGCAGAAAACAAAAATACTCACTTAGAGCATTTGGAAGATAATATCTTTAATAAAGGATATACAGGAGCCAAAGAAGCAATAAACTATCTATATAGTTTACACGAAATGTTAGAAGGTAACTCAGAAAGTCCTGTAAGTATGACAACTAAATGGGACGGAGCACCTGCCATCATAGCAGGTAGAGATCCAGAAACAGGTAAATTTTTTGTAGGTACAAAAGGCGTGTTTGCACAAAAGCCTAAAATTAATTTTACAGAAAAGGATATTGACATAAATCATCCTGGTGAAGGACTGCAACAAAAACTAAAACTTGCTTTGAAGACTCTTAGCACATTAAATTGGAATACAGTTGCACAAGGTGATATGTTATTTTCTAAAGAAGATTTACAGAAAACAAATATAGACGGTGATGAAGTTATTATATTTAAACCTAATACTATTGTTTATGCTGTACCCTCAGATAGTGATTTAGCAAAACAAGTTACTAGTGCAGACATTGGTATAGTATGGCATACAGAGTATGTAGGAGGGCCTACATTAGCCGATACTAGGGCTAAGTTTGGCTTTGATAGTAAGGTACTAGGACAAAGTTCTAAAGTATGGCACAGAGATGCCTTAATAAAAGACTTTTCCGGAGTTGTAACTTTAACTAATAACGAAAGCGAAGAAGTTATGGGTGCTATTAGAGAGGCAGATGCATATTTAAAAACAATAGATTCTGCAACATTTAGTTGGTTAGAGCAAGGTAACGATGTCATAGGTAAAGACTTCTTACAACAATTAAAAGCACATGTAAATAATAATATTAGAGCAGGGGCATTTGATGAGCCTACAAAATTTGCACAAGGATTTGTACAAAAATATATTACATTTATGCAGAAGAAAATAGACGGATATAAGACTCAGGCTAAGCAAGACGAAATGAATGATAAGTTAGTACAAGGCGTTAAGTTTATAAAAGAACATGTACCAAGTATTGTAAGTGTATATGATCTATATTTAAAAATTATACATTCAAAAGTTCTTATTGTTAAAAAATTAGAAACAATTAGACAGTTACCTACATTTAAAGAAACTGAAAATGGATATGAGGTAACAGGCGAAGAAGGATTTGTTGCTGTAGACAGAATGGGCAACGCATTAAAATTAGTAGATAGATTAGAGTTTAGTAGATTAAACTTTGGAACAGGAATGCCAGGAAAATGAAAGATATGACTACTGATGAAATGATAGCATACTTAGAAAAGGCTATGGAAGAGAAGCATCATCCAGATTGGCTTGGCTGGGTAGGTCAAAATAAAATTTTTAAATACAAAACTATTCCTATAAACTCTTTGGCACCAGCAGATGGTTGGGAAGGAGATCAAAATAAGATAGATAATATGGTTAAAAGTGATTTAAGTAATGCTCCTTTAATTGTAGTTCATAAAGATGGCACTATGATTGATGGCAATCATAGACATCAAGCATTAAAGAAACAAGGTGCTCAAACAGTTAAAGCCTATGTAGGCGAAAGTAAAATGGACTTAAAATTAGTTAATCAAGAAATATCAGAAGCAAGGTTATACAGAACGACCAGAAACTTCGGTAATCTCACAGGGCAGGATGTAGCATCTTTATTTTATCTTACTTCTTTATCTACATATATGATGCTTAAGGACGATAAACAACACGAATACGCAACGCAATATATTAAACAAACGGTACAATACGGACCCTATACATTATTTAGAAGCCATGCAACTGATTTATATCTACTAGGACATGTGATTAAAGATCCTGATACTAGAAATATTACACTAAAAAATCCTGTTTCAAGCAAACAGTATTTAAACAAACTACCTTTTGATAATAGAAAACATTATATGTTTTTTATGAAATTAAAAACATCTGGAAAAGTTGCAGGACCAGAGTTTAATTCTTATTTTATGAGATTAGAAAGCCAATTAAAAATTAAAGACCAAAAATACAAACAATGGCGCAGGTTAGTTGCAGATTGGGAAAATTTAAAATATACTTCAAAACAATTAGTTACAAGCAGGCTTTTACAAGAATATAGAAGACTTGGCAAGGGAAGTGAGATGGTAGGACCTTTAACTACAATGACTAAGTATAGAAGTTACAGTATAAGTGACAAGTATGAACAACCTAAAACAAGTATTGCGAAACGAACAGCAGGTACAGTAGCAGGTGCGGCCGCAGGTAGATATGTAGGCAAGAAAGTTGCTAAAAAATTAGGCAAAGATATTGATAAATATAAGAAGTACGGTACAGGCTTAGGTGCAATAGCAGGATATTGGGCTAGTGGAAGAATAAAAAAATGAAAATAACAGAAATTTTAAAAGAAGAAATTACTTGGGCAGATATTACTCAGAGATATTCGAGTAATAGAGAACTTCTTCAACATATTCGTAGAGCCGGACAAGATCCTAGAAACCAAAAAAACGGTAAAATAGATTGGGGCTCTGCTATCGATTTAGGCAATGCGGAATATCAAGCACAGAAAAACAAGGATATGAAAACGGATGATGATGAATCACCATTCGCAACAAGACTAGGATTCCAATCTGCACAAGGCGACGGAGTTACTGATGAACCTTCTAGTGCCATGGACCCTGTCGGTGGTGATGGTAGAGGAAAGTACACTACTTACAAAGATGGCACAGATAGATCAGGACCGTCAGGCGGTGATGCCGGAAAGGCTATTGGGAACTGGGCTAATGACAGTTTCGGTGATATACCCGGTGTAAAGACAGTTAAAAAAGTTGCAAAGAGAGTAGCACAGACTGGAGTTGCAAAGGCGGCTAAAAAGGGTGTAGATACTGTAAGTGGTGCATATAAATTCATTAGTGATAGAAACCCTGGCAGTTTTGACAAATTTAGAAAATCCGGTTATAAAGGATAATTATTATTTTAATATAAATCCTCACTTGTTGGGGATTTTTTTTGGTTAAAAGTGATAAATAAAAGTAACGGAGTATATAATACTCTATAATTATTAGGAGAATATAATGGCACAAGCAAACCCAAACGCGGCAGTTAGAGCGGCAAACGGATTCGTAGGAACTACTCATATTATGGCAGTTACTGACGTATCAGTTAAATCAGTTGAAGATGTAACAACAGAAGCTCAAGCAGAAGGCTTTATCGTTGTAGCAATCGAAGATGACGTAGCAAGTGACGGATGTCACATTGCACTACAAGGTGCAGGCGCAACACCATCTTTAACAGGTGCAACATTAGTAGTAACATTTAGTTAAGACTTAGTTTTACACAAAAGAAGGCAGTTTTATACTGCCTTTTTTTATGACTTTCTGATAAATACTATTAACGTACATATATTGTACAAAAAATATTAGGAGAATAACATGGCACAAGTAGATAGAAGAGCGGCGGCGGCTGGTGAGTTTATTGGAAAAGACGTATTCCTTAAGAGTTTTACTCAACAATCAGGAAACATTTCAGCAACTCAACTAACAGCATTAGTTAGCTCAGTACAAAACTTAAACCTTTCAGTATTAAAAGTTGGCGCAGTAAGTGGTGCGGCAGTTAATATGGTTGTAGAAGGTGCAGACAACTTAGCAAACGGTGACCTAGCAGGACACGTTATTGCAGACGTCTCATTCTAAGTTAAATTTAACTTAATAAAAATCCTCACTAGTTGGGGATTTTTTTTGATCTGAAAATCTGATATCCTGATAAATAGTACAAAGACACGGAGACACACATGAGTTTACCAAGTAGAAGCGGAGCAATGGGTAGCAGTGAAGTGCTATCAAGTAATATAGAATATTACTCATTATTTACTAAACTTGACATTACAAGAACAGGTGATTTTGCAGACAATACACAGAAAGATTTTGAAAGTGTTGTTCAAGTAATAGGCTTAAGAGCACAGCCAATTATTATGAATAATCCAGTACCATTAAATGGTATAGGACAAAATCTATTAGAAAACTACGGTGCACCAAGTATTACAGGAGCAGGTTGGATTTTTAAATTTGCTTTTGAAAGAGAAGGCGTACACACAATAGATACACTTAAAGATGAGCTGAATGGTATAGTACTAAACAGTGGTACAATAGATACTAAAGATTCAGTTAATATGGAATTTACTAAACAAGATTTATTATAGAGATAAACAATGCCTAAAAAAACAAAACCGGAACTTACACCAAAACCTTATGTTGAGAGCGGTAACATAGAGGCACACATAATAGCAGATATGCTTAGAATAGAAAGTATTACTGCAGAACTTAGAGAATTTAAAGAAACGACAAAGGGAAGATTAGACAAACTAGAAAGTTGGATAATTGCTATTGTTGGATTAACATTTACAACACTAATGACTACTGTAGTAGGGTTATTAATGAAGGTACTATGAGAATAGACGAATTTACAGATGAGCCTATATACGAAGCCAGAATGGTATGGCGTAAAGTAGGTAATAAAATTAAACGTGCGGTACGTTGTACATCGGGTAGACGTAAAGGTAGAGTAGTATCTAATCCTAGTCAATGTAATGCACCTATAGATTATAAGAAAAGAATTGCTTTAAAAAGAACTAAAGCAAGAATGGGTGCAAGAATGTCGAGAAAGGCTAGAAGAACAAAACGTTATAATTCCTTAAGTAAAAGAGTTGCTAGTTTAAATAGGCGTTAAATTAAATGAAGTTTACTGACGTCAAAACACTTGAACATTTATTAAAAGAGTATTCTTATAAGAGCTCAGGTAAACCTACACCTTCTGGGGACCAGACAATGGGCGGAGAAATTAAAGACTCCGGAAAGGAATTTGCCACCTTAGATATCGGTGATGTTGAAAAAAATACAGATGTAAAAGATTTAAAAGGTAAACCTCTAGGAAAGGTTGTTTCAACGGTGGGTGAATTGCCTGCTAAGAGTAGTGTAGTTGTACAAAAAGACGATAAATTACAAGTTGTAGATGACGGCACACAAGTAGATATAGACTCAGATGAGCAAAAAAATGAATCTAAATTATCTAAATTAGCAAAACGTAAAAATAAAAAACAACAAATCAAAAAAATAGGTAGTAAACTTAAAAAGTTAGCCAGACGAAGGTTAAAAGAACAACCTGCCGAATTATTTGAGATAAACTTTAACACAAAAGAAATAGCAACAGCAGGTTTAGATGCACCTGTTAAATGTGGATTTGAAGCAGAAACATTTTTCTATTCTGTTGAGTCCAATAGTTCCTCCGGTGTAGACGATATGTCTATTGATGATGTTGAATACACATTTGGCGACTTACCAGAAAACGCATACGAAGATTTTCAGAATTGGCTATACGAAAAAGGGCAAGATGAATATTTGGACGACCTAGTCGTAGATAAAATTGAAGAAGTCAGTGAAGATGAAGAATGGTTAGATGACTTTTTAGACAGTACTAGTGGCCCAAGTTCAGAAGCAATAGAACAATACAAAAAAGATTTCGAAGAAGCAGATCCTAAAGAATACGAAAACCGTGAAGAAGATGGTTGGGAGTATATGAATTGGGCAAGAGAATATGTTGAGCAAGAATACGAAGATGATTACAGAGCTTGGTTAGATGGCGCAGTCCGAGAAGAATACGAATTAGATCAAGAAGCCAAAGAAGCCGCAGATAGTGACTACAGTATGGAAGACTGGATATATGACAACTACAGTTATATGAGTAATTTCCTTGATGATTATGGATATGATTATTCTAGTGAGGAGAGCGGTTCTGTTGAAGGTGTTGCAGACGAATTAAATAATTGGGTTAAAGATAATAGTAAATTTACAGACTATCCAGACTATGGTGATTACGGTGATACAAACACTACTACTTCTTGGGCAGTTGAGAAAGACAGCAGTATTGAACCTGACGACGGTGCTGGAGCAGAGTTAATATCTCCTGTATTCGACTCGCCAAGAAGTATGTTAGAAGAAATGAGAAGTTTATTTGACTGGAGTGAAGAAAACTTTGGCACAAATAATTCCACAGGCTTACATGTCACAATGAGTTGGCACGGTAAAAATCCTGATACAGTGAAAGATGAGGACGACGAATTTTATGGGAATGACGCAACAGGACCAAACAAATTAAAAATGGCATTGCTATTAGGTGATGAATACTTACTAGCAGAGTTCGGCAGACTAAGAAATAGTTATACAAAAAGCCAATATCAAAATGTCTTAAGACATGCAGAAGGCATGAAACGTGGTGATGCAAAAAGTTTTAAAGAATTTGAAAAGATACTCACAAAAGGCATAGACACTGGTAAATTTAATAGCATACATTTTAAAGGCGAAAAAGATAGAATAGCAGGAACCAATCTTATTGAATTTAGAATTGCCGGTGGTACAGATTATAACACAATGTATGAAAAAGTTGTAAAAGCAGTTGTGAGATATTCTACCATAATGAAAGCAGGTTATGAAGAAGATGCATTTAGAAGAGACTATGTTAATGCAGTATTTAGATTATTGCGTAAATCACAGGAAATAGATCCTAAAAAATTAAAAGATCTAGAAGTAGTGAATCACGAAGTAATAGATGCCGCCAAAAGTATTGTGGGCAAAAAAGATTACTTTGATGTAATTAAAATGTTAGGTAGTAGTGTTGAATATTTACAAAACTATGAAAAATTAAATAGTCCAGATGCAGATAAAAAATGGAAACAAGAGATAAAAGATTACGAGAAGGGCACTGGCTCTAAAGTTGAAATAGAAGAAGAAACAGTCCAAGGATATTTAGTGCCTAACAGTATGGCACCAAGTAAAAGGGCGGCAGGCGAATTAAAAAAATCACAAGAAAGGTTTGGGTCAGCAATAACATTATTAGCAAGAGATATAGCAGACGGAAATAATAGAGGACCTGTTAGTGCTAAACACATTGGCGCATTTAGAAAGTTTGCCAAGGAATTAAAACTTAACACTGATGCTATAGA